TTGTCTGCTACCCAAATTTCAATGTTTGAATTAGCTGTAATTTCAAACTTTACGTGTCTTGGTTTGCTTGATGCAAACTCAATCACTTGTCCTGCTTTTGTAGCTGTCCACTTATTTACGTTGCCATGTTTTATTCTATTCATTTTCTATTTTCCTTTTTTAAATGAGCAGGGGAGGGGAGGACTCCCCTGCTTTTTATCACTTCACGATACGTGAGGAATCAACTTGTGAAGTGATGGTGTCGTAATCGCTTGTTGCGTCAGTTTCTTGTAGCCCTGCACCGAATACGGTGTTTCCTACAATTTGCATGTCAGATAGACATGTAATTTCAAAACTATCGCTTACTTGGTCAGCAAATACTTTCTTGTGCAAACCTGAACATAAATAAAAGTCTTCATTTAATGTTGGATTTGCACTTTCTGCTGTCCATATTTTTGCGCGATCTTCGTCAAATGCGTCATTTGCAGGGCGGTAATATTTACCACCTACATTTACCGCGTCACGTTGCCATTCATGGTTTAATGGCGCGTAACCAAATGTACCATCTGGTGTTGCGTGATTGACGTCTGCGTGGTCATTTTTTACAACGGCTACTTTTTCTGGATCTAATACATCAGACAGATAGTTAGGTAACGTATCTGGGTCTGTTGTATATAAGAAATAATCTTTCTTACGTTCCCATAATTGTTCCGGTACAATCTCGGCACATACTAAAATAATTCCACCTGTGTTGAAAGCGGGAGTTCTAAATGACATGTCTATTGTTGCCATACCATTTGTTGCTGATTTATCCAAGTTAGCGCCATCTGTTGCATAACGTTGGTTAAATCCTATCATTGCACGTTGTCGACCCAATAATATTGGTTGCTTTAATGCTTCCTCAGGAACCCTGATTCCTGACATAAGCAAATCAATCACATGTTCGTCGTCTATCCCATCGTACTTTGCTCTAAGTTTAGCAAATGCCGCTGTTTTACGTGCTTGTTCAATGTCAGCAAGTGACATTGTTGCGTTACCACCTGTTGTTAACTCAGCGTATATATCTTCAAATAAATACATATCGCCTTCGTCAATAATATCTGTACCTACCATTGCAGGTGCAGTTGTATTTGAATCTATTGTATTATTTGCGCTTGCAGTTCCACTTCTATTATCAGATCTGTACGCAGGTGCTTTAATAGGTGCTTGAAATGTCAATCCAGCAAGTGTTACTTGCCCATCAATTAAATTCTGATCATAATCAGGAACAATATTTTGCATTCCATTATTAATCCAAAACGCGTCAGCTAATGTATAATCATATGCATTTCTTAATGGTAATGATTTTGATCGTGCTTTGCGTCTATGGTTAACAATTGCATTATATGCTTCAACAACAGTTGAATTTAAATTTCCTGTTTCAAAATGCATACCCATTGTTTGAAAAAATGTTGACATGCCAAAACTGCCAATATTTTCTAAATCTGTATTTGAAGTTGTGCCAACACTACTAGATGAAGAATTATAATATTTTCCAGTTTCAAAAAATGGTACAACACTACCTGCCGCGCCATTTTCTTTTTTATATGATCGGTTTAATTCGTCCATTGATCCGTTAAAACGGTCAAATGCAAGCATTGGTACGAAATGTGCGTACAATGTTACGCCCACACCGTTCATTAACATTTCTGATGTTTCCATCATTTCAACGTTAACTCTAACTTTACCGCTTCGTACTCCGTCCTCACGGTGTAACCATTCATATTTCAATGGCAGTATTTTACCTGCGTCGCCCGATGTTAAAACTCGGCCTTTTGCACTACGTACACTTTTCTGTACTGCAATAGGTGAGTTTGGTATCATTTCAGTCATTCTCATTTGCGTTTTCTCCTTGCAATGATTTTGGTTATAATTTTTCTTATTTTTTTACACTTGGCGCACATTATGGAAATAATTCTTCCATAACGCGCTGTTGTTGTAATATTGGTGTAACTAATATTTTTTCGTTACGATCATATCCAATAATTTTTTCAAATGATTGTAAGTTTCCATCTAAGAAACCGCCAAATGAATTTGACTTTTGTTTAACAACTTTCTTAATCTGATTAATTACTTCGTCTGCAATTTTATCATTTTTAATCCTGATCGGATCTTTATTATTATTAATTCTAGATTGGTTTATATTTTGTATTGTTGCCAATACTGTTTCGTAATCACCACCGTGTTGTGCAACATATTGTGTTGCAATCATAGCGGCAGAACTAAGTGCTTCATTAGCACTACTTTCTATTAATTCTGGATTGACTACATCAAAATCTGGTACTACTCCATTTGGATCATAAGCTGTTACAGTTAATGGTATATCATGACGTCCGCGTTCATTTTGTTCTTTTTGTAAAACTGGCTCTTGTGTTTCAGTTTGTGTTTTTTGATTAAAAACTTTCCAAAAATCACCACTACTTAATCGTGCAGGTTCATTGCTATATCTTGAACCTTGTCCACCTGTTGCACGTAAAACTGTTAATGGATTAAATCCATTTCTTTCTGCTTCAGCCCTTAGATGGCCTAAATCAAGTTTACCTGCATTTGGGTTTGGTTTTTTGTCTGGTAATTTACCAGTATTAGCAAACATGTATGCATCACGCATAAATTTTTGCCCTTTTTTTAATTCGTCTTTCCAACCCATATTATATTACTCCCGAATTCAACAGCACATCGGAAAATAATGCTAAACCCATTATTAATCCGGCTACTGTTGCTATTATGATGTCTTTTAATTTCATTTGATCCATCTCCTAGTAATGAGATCGATCGCTACTCCGGCTAACGCCGTAAATCCCAAAACGATACTTTCCGTGTCGCCAACAGCAACACCGGCGCCGGCAAGCGACGATCCGAGTATCGTACCAAATCTAGTAATTACTGGTTTTAGGATTTGTTGTATTAGTAGTAATTGCAATTTTTACTCCTTCTTTTTTAGAAGGGGCAAAAGTCCAAATGGCCGATAATATATATTATGATCGTTTTGAGACTCTTGTGTCACCCCATACGTATTAGTAGACTTATAAAATTTGATTTGTAAAGTCTTTTTTTTATTTTTCTGTCTTTTTTTGACATTATTTGCACCAAGGCACAAATTTTTTAGACCCTGACCCCCCAGTAGGGGTGTTATCTTTAGGTCTGTCCTTACACCTTATCCGCAGATCTCTGACCAACCATGTTTGTTTTGGGGATTTTTTCCGCTTCGCTAGATCCCGTTCGGGAGGTGGTGCGGCTGTTCGCTCCCGTCTTTCAACGGGTGGACTATATATTTCTATTCCTCGTCCAATTCCGCGTACAGTACTTCGGCGTGTGTTCGCCGGCGTTTGATTTGTTGTCCTTGTTTTATTGTTCTTATTACTTCTGGTCTTTCTTCGTGCCATTCATCCGTCTCCGTATAAATTTGAATTCCTGTTTTATTTTTGTTTTCCCAATATATTATTGGAATACCGTCGTATTCTGCTTCCACCATAATATCGTCTTTAAATATTCCATCACCTTGGATATCGTCCCAAGGTTCAACATATTGTACTGGTTTATAATGTAGGCGTTCGTACATTTCTTCGTCTGTGTACTCTATGTCCGTTATATCGTCGTAATAGTCGTTTACTATTTCTGATAACGGTTCGTGGTCATATTTTTCTTCCCACTCGTTGATAAAAGTTTCCATAAAATTTTCTCTTGTTTTGCCTTGCATCATAAATCCTTTTTCTCGGTTTTTATAATCCCTGACGTCTCCAAACTTATAGAAATATGTTTGTGGGACGAGGGCTTGTTCAACGTGTTGCTTCGCTAACTGTTGAAAAAACTCGTGTCCTAATGGTGGTTTTTTGCTCATAGCCAAATGGCTATCGCTTTGCCTTGATGTCTGATCTTTCAGAACATATTTCAGGCAATATTCAAAACCTTTCCAATCTGGTTCTTGAAAATATGCAAAACCATGTTTCCAATATTTCCAATCTACCCTTTTATTTGACGTCACTTCTGGCCAATTATCCTGAAAGAATAATATTATATGCCAATGTGATCGTCCTTTTGCACTTCCGTATTCTCCAGTGACT